ATTAATCGATGAAAAGACTGGTGATACTTTGGTTGTTATTACCCTTAATCAAATGGATGATATTTATGTTGAACTTATTCAAAAAGATTCTTTATTGGAACAAGCGAAAATAAACGCGTTTAAGGAACTTAAATACATTCAGTTAATAGATAGTACACAAACCAACTTTAAACGCACTCAACACGCTTATAATAGCATTAAACAACGTTATGATGTTGCTTTAACCAGCAACCAAAGACAAAAACTAAAACTAAAAAGAACACGCCAATCATTATTGATTGCACTTGGTGTAATAATATTACAAGCATTATTATGAACGTACTTGAATTGTTTGCTGGTTCACGTTCCATTGGTAAGGTTGCAGAATCTTATGGTCATAATGTGTTCTCATCTGATATAAATGAATTTATTGATATTAATTATGTCACTAATATATTGGATTTTGATGTTTCAAAAGTTCCATTTATTCCTGATTTTATTTGGGCATCACCACCATGTACTTATTTTAGTGTTGCATCTATTGGAACGCATTGGAATGAAAATCACACACCTAAAACAAAAGAAGCAATTCTTGGTGTTGCAATAGTTCAAAAAACATTAGATATAATAAACCATTTTTTATCAACCAATCCATCTTTAAAATATTACATTGAAAATCCTCGTGGTAAATTAAGATCATTGCCGATATTAAAACACTTGGAACGAACAACAATTTGGTATTGTCAATATGGTGACCATAGAGCAAAGCCAACTGACATTTGGTCAAACAACATTTACAATCCTATGTTCAACCCAATTGGATGGAAACCAAAACCACAATGTTGGAACGGCAACACACGATGCCACCATGAAGAAGCACCACGTGGTTCAAAGACTGGAACACAAGGATTGAAAAACAACTATGAACGTTCTAAAATACCTCAAGAACTTTGTGAGGATATAATTAAAATAAATGCGTAAACCTTGCCACTTGACCATGCTCTTTGTGGTGCAAAAATCCTTCAATTGCTTTTGGTGAGTGTTGGTATCCATTCCGATGATGCCATGAATCCGTTCCACTTGGTGAACGTAATGATTCTATTGTGATACCCTGATAATCTTTTGATGTCTTATGATGCACGTGATGGGTATAAATATAACGATGCTTTGTGTCTGCCCAATATTCTTTTGCTTCAACTGCCATCAGCAATGGCAAATCATTCATCTTTGCACCATCCCCATGTGTTGTGCCTATAACGTTTTGACCATATTTGAAATATTTACGATGTGCAATTGAGCAATCAAAGGTCATGTTCTTATTATTCCTGAACCACGTTTGAATTACATCAGCTAAAAAAAACCCACTTTGATAATCGTGATTTGATGGATTGAAAGTAAAATGTACATCCGCCAATGGAAGTAACATTTCCAGCACATCAACATAAACTTGTTTTGCTTTTAAAAAGTTTGAATAGAACATTCCATCCGTATCTTGTGGAGTCCCTGAACTTGTTTGTCTTTTGGGGGAATCGATGTGAAGTATGTCATTCCCACCAATAAAAAGGATTTGGTCTATATTATAACCACGTGACTTGTCAATGATACCCTGAACACCTTGCTTCACACGTTGCACTGCAATATTTGTGTTATAGTCCTCACCAGTTTCAAATGCTTCACAAAGTTTGCCAATGTGAACATCAGCTGGATCAACAACCAACAAATGGCCATCTTGGATTTTGGTCCTTGTTAGTGGTGGGTATTTTGGTGCATAATCTTTTAAATCATTTATGAGTTGTTCACGTATTTTATCATAATCAACTGCACCCTCAAATTCAGGGTTCTTGAAAAATAGTGATGTGTCTTTGGTCTTAACCCAACCATGTTTGACATTTTGTGTTGGCACTCCAGCCATTTCACAATAGTTGTCGATCTTGGATTTTAATTTTAAGAAGTATTTTTTTGCACTTGCTGGTGATTTGCCAGTCAAGTCACCTATTCGTTTGTAATATTGAACACGTTGTTCATTATCAAATTGTGGGTACTTGTTAAAAATATCAATCCATTCATCCGAATAAATTAATTTCATTTTGTACATTATAAGATGGACACGCTTTGTTTGAAAACTCATTGTGCCCATGTATTTTTACATCAGGATAGCAACCTTTCAACTTTTTAACAAGTCGTATTATTGCATCCTTTTGTGCTTTTGTTCTTGTGTCTTTTGGTGTTACTCCATCCGATTCCACACCACCAACATACGCAATCCCAATTGAATATTTGTTTTGTCCTTTGGTATGTGCTCCAATTAATTCAATTGGTCGCCCAGCATGAATGTCACCTTTTAAATCTATGATATAATGATATCCGACATCTGACCACCCACGTTTCATGTGCCATTTACGAATGGTATCAACACTAATATTTTGACCTTCACGTGTTGCGGTGCAATGAATGATTATCTTATGGATTGCTCTCATAATTGTTTTTTAACATCCTTGATCTTGGAAATCATTTGTTTAAATTTATCAATAAATGAATACCCTTTGACCGCAATAAATGATTCGTCCATTGATTTGACTTCAATGCTTATCAAAGTTAATGCAGTGATTTTGGTTGCAAGATATTCCACATCCACAACACTCATTATTAATTCATTTATGATAAAAACATCAGATCCATACACCATCATGATGGTTGTGATGTATGAAATTAGTTTTGGAACAAGTCCATTCCTAAATATTTTTGAAGTAATTTTTTCATTAAGTTTTTTGGCTTTCCAAACGCCAAATGCAGTATCAATAATGGTGCTTAAACTAATTAAAATTATAAGCGGTTTTATTGGGGCAAAAAATAATATGATGACTTTAAATATGGATGTCAAATAAGTTTTCATTCTTCTTCATCCGTTTCAGGAATCACACAGAATGTTGATTCAGGATATTTTTCACAGTAAGCCTTTAAATATAACCCACTATCACCAGCAAATGTATGAACGCCAGTAGGATCTGGCCACACCTCGTAATCTTCTAAACTTTCCACATCTTCATTCAATAACATATCAACGCTATACATAGTTGATAGGTCAGTACAAGAACCATCCTCGTCAAATGCTTTGCAAATGTGTCCTATCTCAACGATTGCGTTGATTGCTGGAATTAATGTTTGATTCCCTTCCTCATCTTCGTCATAAAGAGTTGGTCTAATGGTTGCCCATTGTTCGTCTGTAAATTCGTATTTTTTAAAAATCATTTTTTATGTTGTTAATGTTGCTAATTCGCTATTTGATAATCTTGTATTGTATATTTGAGCTTGGTATACTTTTGTTTTTTCTTGGTATGTTGGTAAATTTTGATAGTTTTCAAGTCTTAATCCTCCGCAAGTAGGAACAGTACCTGAATTATCAACTCCAATTAATGACCCATTTAAATAAAACGCAAAATCATTTTCTTTGTAAGCAAACGCAGCTTTAAATCTTCCTTGACTTAAAACACCACTTGATATCAATACTTGATTGCCACCATTATCGCAATACGCTTTTAAAATATTTGAACCATCTAAATAAAAGTAAATACCATTTGATGCTGATGATGTGTTGTATATATTCATTATTACAAAATCTTCACCAGTAGTTTGTAATTCAAAGTCAATAAAAATGACTCCCTCCGTTTGCCCTATTCTATCAGAAACGTTTGTAATACTACAAGCATCTGCATTCCTTGTAACGGATGAGCCTGAAGTTGGGATGTAAGATGTGGCGTAGTTTCCACCACTTTCAACTTGCAATCCAAATATATATACACCTTTTTGTGTGTTGTTTCTATCTGGATAAATTTGTAATCTATGAAACGCAGCACTTGACAATGTTCTTGTAAAACTAACCCTAAACCAACCATTTCCATAGTCCTCAAATTTTAGGTTTAAATTACCGCTTAAAATACCCTCTGTCATTTCTAAAGGGTTAAAATCTTGAACTAAAGTCGATGCTCCATTACTTGAATAAAACCTAAATTGAGTTGAATCTTTTGCTTTTATAAATAACGAATAAGAATATGTTCCGTCAGTTGTGGTTAGCCCATAATTATATGCACTATTTGAATTAGCTGAACCAGTTTGCTCAAACAATATACCGTTAGTTTCTCCGTCAGGTGATATTATAGAGTTGTAAGTCATACTCACATTGTCTAATGTGAAGTTTAAACTATTAGAATTTGAATTAGTAATTAAGTTACTTCTCTGCGGCTCCAAAATTAGTGAGCCATTGGAGTTGTTAAGGTAGTCAACGCGAGGCATATTTAAACGAGTTGTCGTTGGAAAATATGTCTTTGCGGATGTGCCTTTGACGAGTTGGGCTCCCCAAACTTCAATGTCAGTTGCAGTTAAATCTTTATTTCCAATAATAAACAAACTCCCAGAAGTGCTTTGATGCTCTAATCTT